TAGACGGCAAGTATCCGACTGGAGTGTCATCTAATAGAACAAGATAAACAACTTTCATCCGAGAAAGAACAAATTCTGTCGCTTCACGTTCGTCAACTGTTGCCATTATATATATATATTATATATTTTCTTTAACATTATTAAAGAAAATACATAGTAAAAAAAATGAATAAATTGTATAAAATCGGCGCATTATCATACAGTACCGGGGGATTGGCAACAGGACTCTACGTTAACAACAATTTAAGAGGAAAAACTAGAAGTTTCAATAACCATTCCAAATTCTTAAATTTTTATTCAAGTTTAGCTCATGGAACATATTGGCCTCTCTACTGGAGTTATCGCTACATCTATAAAAAGCAATTATTTTAGACAAGATGTTCAGACGAAGGGGAATGGGACCATTCGTAATCCATATGAACAAAGGCTCGTTCCACTTCAGCGTGAAAGTGTTTTTCAATCTGGTGTTCAAGAGACTCTCCCACATCATGACTATCCCGAAGCGGAGTTTCGGGATCCATCACAATATGAACTTCAACGAACAATTTAGACCCGACATGGTAGGCGCGTACGGTGTCGACTTTGATTATCCGGCAGTCGTGATTATAAGTCATCAAAGTCATTTTTCGTAAAGTCGAAGGAGTAGCCGCGACCCCCATCAAAAGGTGTATTTTTGTTTTCGCCTCACCAATCCAGGAAGACGAAACTCCAACTGCAAGAATCAGAGCTGTTAACGGGTCAAGCCACCACAAAACAGCAGAAAATTGTCCTGCAAGAACCCCCCCTGCCAACCCTCCTAAGTTCATCACCGCGTCATTACGTTGATCGGCAATAGAGACTTCAATAACCGGCGACGCGGCGATCCCTTTATTAACGCGTCGAAAAATAACATACAAAAACACTTTAATTCCAACAGTAAAAGACATTACACAAAAATCAGCCACGCCAAACAAAGGCCCGTTTCGCACGTCGTTCGAAGAGTCAAGAAAGCCCAATAAAAAAGCTTTGAAAGATTCAATACCAACAATAATCATAGAAAAAGTCATAGAAATAGCAAAAACCAAAGTACCTAAAAGTTCGAGTCGAGATTTTCCGAGAGGAAACCGATACAGATCGCGCGTTGCTCCGGAAATTTCTCGGACTGTAATCCATAGGATTCCCCCCGACACAAGATCGAGTACCGAGTCGACAATGGATACTAAAACAGCCAACGATCCAGATGAAATAAAAACTTGAAGCTTAGCTATGCAGAGAATAATATTAACAGCAACACAACATTTAACTACCCGATTCACCACGGCCCCCTTTTTTTTTGAAGGAAGTTCCTTAAAAGTTTTTCCTTCGATGTTTAACAGGTCTCGGATGTGTTGGTTTCGCTTAATATAATACTGTCGGAGGTTTTTTGGTTTTTGAGAAAAACTAGCGACATCAACCAAACCCGACGCAATAACGTCGCGTCGAATACCTATCGATTTCATTACCTTATTAAGGCGCTTGTTCTAACCAAGGTTCAAAATACTCCGAAATTGGTGACATCACGCCAATATGAATATTTTGAATATGAGTGTCATTAAACTGAACCGAGTATAAAAAAGGTCCATTATGTTTCAAAAATGAAATCACATCTCCAAACCGAAATCCGTCTCCCGTATTGTTGAAATAAACTGTAGCCCAACTCCCCCCTTGATAGGTAAGCCCGTCGTATTTTCCAACTTGGGCAGCTAGATTCCCTTTATAGTGTATATTAACAGGGAAGGGGAAATGGTTAATAATATGGACTCCGGGAATGTCAGCATACAAATTGTGGAAATTCTGTCCGGGTCCCCCAATATCGTAGGTTGCCGTCCCTACCAAAATTTTCTTATATTTAGGATCAAGGACGTATTTCTCTAACAGGACGGGGGGGTCAACTTCAACGACTCCGCCTGCTTTTAGTACCCGTCCCTTTGAATCTTTGGTAAACGTTTTACTTTGTTTCTTCTCCAAAGTCCCGAGAAAGTTAGTTATGTAAGAAAGATTGGTTCCTGCGGGTTGAACATGGAGTGGTCGATAGGTCAAGCGTATTTTAAAGGGGGTTTGATTTTGGAAGGTCCAATCCGTGTCTGCCATTAGTTGTGCAAGATATGTTTGTTGCTTGTCCGCTTCTGTGTGGGATATTTCAGTATACGTTTGATCCATTTGTGTTTATGTACGAAAATTCTCTTCGGCAAAAAACTACAGTTTTTAATTTTCTTACTTAGTTAAATATAGTAAATTTTTCTTTTACAAACAATAATGGATACTGATGTCGGTTCTTACGATGACGAAAACCAACGATCCATTACTTTATTAAAAAAATATTTGACGGACTGCAATATAAAATCTCACGCCCATGCCCTCGCGTCGAGTCGAAATCGACTCATCTCAAAACGAGCAAATTGGTTGTCTGGAATCTTTCCGGCGTTTGCCGGAGTATTGTCGGTCGGAACGTTTTCCGATTTAGATTCATGTGGAAACATGACCAATGAAATGCTCGTGGGTTTTACAGTAGGATTAAGTTTTCTGAGTACTATTTGTACTTTAACAAAATCAGTTTTCCGCTTTAGTGAAAAAGAAATAGAACATTACAATTCAAGCGGTCATTACGGCGATATTTCGTCCGATATCGAACTCTATTTGGCTAAACGCGTCCACAATAACGGATCGCTTAAATCTTTTTTAGATCTAACACACGAGCTTCTTTTAGTTCGCGAAAGCACTGCTCCGCCAATCCCTTCTGAATGTTTGGCAAAAGCCCAAGAGGTGTATGCTCAGAACCCGTCGGGCAGGAGTACAGTTCTCCATAAAATAGAAATCGCTTCGCTTCAATAAAATTGATTTAATAATACACTGTGTATTAAAAAAAATAAATGGCTACAATAGGAATCGACTTGGGAACGACATACAGTTGTGTTGGTGTATGGAAAGACGGTAGTGTAGAAATCATTACCAACGAACAAGGCGAACGGACAACGCCATCCTATGTTGCTTTTACTTCCGACGAACGATTAGTCGGAACGAGCGCAAAGAACCAGGCGGCGTTAAATCCTGAAAATACCATTTTTGACGCAAAACGTTTAATCGGTCGGAAATTTAACGACCAAAGCGTAAAGTCCGACAAAATCTTATGGCCTTTCCGAGTAATAGAAGAAGGGGATAATATTCCTGCCATTGAAGTCCAGTACAAAGGCGAGACTAAAACATTCCATGCTGAAGAAATCTCAGCAATGATTCTTACCAAGATGAAAGAAATCGCGGAAGCTTATCTCGGAAAACCAGTTGAACATGCTGTTATCACCGTTCCCGCTTATTTTAATGATGCCCAACGCCAAGCTACCAAAGATGCTGGGACGATAGCAGGGCTAAACATAAAACGGATTATCAACGAACCAACGGCAGCGGCAATTGCTTACGGGCTTAACAAAAAAGGGGTTTCTGATGAGAAAAATATTTTGGTTTTTGATTTAGGCGGCGGAACGTTCGACGTCTCGCTTCTAACTATAGACGACGAAATCTTTGAAGTTAAAGCTACTGCAGGAAATACCCATTTAGGCGGCGAAGACTTTGACAATCGGCTCGTACAACATTTTAGTGATGAATTCAAACGAAAGCATAAAAAAGATATACACAAAAACGCTCGGTCCCTTCGGAGACTTCGCAACCAGTGCGAACAAGCCAAACGAACGTTGTCGACGGCTCACCAAACTACTATTGAAATAGAAGCTCTTTTTGAAGGAATCGATTTTCAGTCCACTCTATCTCGAGCTCGTTTCGAAAATTTATGTGGAAGTTTTTTTCGGGACTGTATTTCGCCGGTCGAAAAAGTCCTTCGAGACAGCGGTCTTGCGAAACACGAGATCGATGAAATCGTTCTCGTCGGGGGGAGTTCAAGAATTCCTAAACTTCAAGAGCTCCTATCCACATTTTTCAATGGAAAAACGTTGTGTAAAAGTATTAACCCTGATGAAGCAGTCGCCTACGGCGCCGCAGTTCAGGCTGCGCTTCTCAGCCCGGAAGACAGATCTTCGCCAGACATTTTGCTGTTAGACGTAACGCCGCTTTCGCTCGGAATTGAAACTGCCGGAGGGGTAATGACGAATCTCGTTGAACGGAACACTACGATTCCTTGCAAAAAGGAGCAAATTTTTTCGACGTATGCAGATAACCAGCCCGGTGTCTTGATTCAAGTGTTCGAGGGGGAGAGGGCACTTACACGCGACAACAATATTCTTGGCAAGTTTGACTTGACAGGTATTCCTCCAGCTCCTCGTGGTATCCCTCAAATTAACGTAGCGTTTGACATTGATGCGAACGGTATTTTGAACGTTAGAGCAAATGATAAAGGGTCGGGGGTTTCAAATACGATTACTGTCACCAACGAGGCCAAGCGGCTTTCTAAAGAAATGATTGAAAAAATGGTGGCCGAGGCCGAGACCTTCAAAGAAGAAGATGTCGGCCACCGAGCCAAAATCGATGCAAAGAATGAACTCGAAAACTATGTCTATAGTTTGCGTGGAATGCTTAACGGGGAGGGGAAAGACAAGCTTGGTGCTGATGCTGAAAAAATTGAAAATGTCGTCAAAGAGATAACGGAGTGGATCGATAACAATCCGAATGCTGGTGTGGAAGAATATAAAACTAAAAAACAGGAAATAGAAGAGTTATGTACACCTATCATCAGCAACTTGTATCAACAGAAACAAGCTGAGACGGCTGCGCCTACGCCGGCTACATCAGACTCCGGACCGAAAATTGAAGAATTAGATTAATTTTAAGTAAATGAAGATTTCTACAAATTTTTATTTGTAGAAATCGGAAATATAATCATTTAATGTTTTAACTAAATATTGTATTTGCGTTTGGAAATACATGGACATTGAAAAAAACCAAAATAAATTATATAGTAGCGGTCCTTCACCTCAATATCTTCCAGGAGAATGTCCAGGTGAAACAAAAAAAGGGAATTATAAAAAAACAACTAAAAGACAACCTTATCACGACTGGAAATCAAAACTTGTAGAGGGGGGGTGTAAAAATTTGACGGCAAATGAAATTATTGGGTTTCACCCCAATTGGTACCATTTGGTTAATCAAGGTAAAAATCCATATTTTAGAAATGGTACTTGGTACAAGGAAGAAGAGGAAGAAGAGGAAGAAGAGGAACCTGAGGAAGAAGAGGAAGAGGAAGAAGAGGAAGAAGAGGAAGAAGAGGAACCTGAGGAAGAAGAGGAAGAAGAGGAAGAAGAGGAAGAAGAGGAAGAAGAGGAAGAAGAGGAAGAAGAGGAAGAAGAGAATTGGTCGAATCTGAGGAAAACTATAGGAAACTGTACCTGCACTGACAAACCCGTACGATATAAATCATGTTTTCGTCAAGAAAAAAAATGTTATTGGTGTCCTGTTGACGAGACAGAAGTTGGGTGTACACCTCAGTGGTCTTATTATCCATGGTCGTCTTATCCCAGTGTTCACTGGTACAGTGGAGATATCCCTCGTGTTTGCTTTGCGGCCTATGACGATATGCCTGAACATTATATAGAGAGAAAAGAGAAAAATCCCACTTAAACTAACCAAGCAAACAATAAATAAATGGTCTCTGTCGAACTCACTTCCCCCACTCTTTCTCCTGCGCTGCCAGACCCGATCCCAATCCAACAAATGCTTCCCCGGTTGATATCGCTTCTTAGAATATTAATCCACCCTTATACAGTCGTTTTAATTGTTCCAGTGTTAATGTATAATATTTTCATCTATATTTATTTAGGGATTTTGGAACAAGGCACCGACTTTTATAGAGGATTTGGCTTACAATATTCATTATTTTATAGTGCAGTTGCCGGTGGATACTGGAGTATCTGGATTCAAAGTCAAGTCTTAAAAACTTCGTCAAATATTATAGCCAATGAAATTTTTGAAGCAGATTCCTTTAAAAACCCCTTATGCGAGTGTGATTCGTGTCCTTCTCCTCTATGGTGCCTCGATCATTCAACCCATTTTCGTCTTATTAAAACCAATCTTGAGTATTTATACGTTCTGAATTCAGAAAATCATAAGGGGTATTTCTCCTTTAAAAACTATTGTACGTGGTGGAAAAATCGAATCGGGTGGATTTTTGGAGTATGGAGTACAGTGATTACGCTCCACGTAATTATCAAAGCGCTACCCAAATCAATTTTAAACCTTCCCGAAAGCTTTGACTCACGACCGATCGCTTTTTACGGCTACTTCAATCTTTTCAGCCAATACGTTGCAATGGTAATTATAGTAACCGGCGGCATCACCATGCTGATCGGCTTTTATCAACTGCGATTCATTATTTTGGAGTATGCCAAAAAAATGCGTACGCGTTTTATGAAGTCGAATCAACCTCTTAACCACCAACTAATAAAAACGATGCGAAATCAATATTTGCAAATTCAACAAAGATGCTTAGCAGTCAGCTTTGTTTGGTCGGTCCCGGTTTTGTCAGTTCTGTTTTCTACCACTCAAATTATAATTTCGAATGTCGTGCTGATTCATTATTCGATGGCAAAATGTAGTAAAACTCCGCACACGTGTGGTTGGATTTTTATTTATCCAATCGGCGGTCTTCTAGGCAGTTTAATGGTTGCAGGTATACTTCTCCGAAATATTTCGAAAGTGAATTATGCAGCAGAGACGTTAAAAAATATTTTTATTTATTCCCAAAACGGCGATGCATCTACGCAGGATTATCAAGAAATAGGAGGCAGACAATCGTGGATCGCGTATTTGGAATCAAACCCGCTCCACTTTACAATCGGCGGGATGGTAATCACCCCTGATTTTGTCGTTAAAAGTGGTTATACTATAGCTACCGCAATCGCTTCTCTAATCATGGCAGAATTATTTGGATAAACTAAACATTTTGATAGAAATAGACGGTTCCTGGTTTATAGCCCATAGGTTGCTGAACAACCCATTTATCGATTTTCGCAACAGGAATTGGTTGCGGCCCGTATCTTCCATAAATCGACCCGACGAGTATAGAGTTATCTTTGACTGTTACACTACAGTCGCGCCCGGGCCCAGCTCCTACAAGAACATCATCATCCTCAAGTTTTAAGGTTTGTCGCCACCCTTTTTCATCCTCACAATTTTTCTCGTAAATGTAGGCGGAAAAGCAAGGAAATAATGAATTCTCGCAAAATGTTCCGACGATAGCAATGTTTCCATCGATCGATACACTAGATCCGTAAAAACCATTAGGTGTCATCCCCACCCCCCATGTTCCCTCAAATGACGTTACTAGGTCCCACATTCTTTGCTTATTTTTTTCGTAAATATAGATTACGCCTTGCCGAACATTGGCGTTTGGTGCACTAATAATTGCAGAGTTACATGTGATTGATACACTCCAACCAAATAAGTCGTTGGTTGACTTACCATTCAAAGTGGTTATAAGGTCCCATACCCCTTCATTATTTTTTTGATAAATGTAGGCTGCTCCTCGATTACCGATGATTTTCCACGCCCCGACAATAGCAGAAGTACCATCGATCGATACACTAAACCCAAAAAGACCGCCTTCGGTCTCACCATTCAAGGTTGCTACTGGTTCCGGATTCCATCTTTGGTTAGTTTTCTGATAAATATAGGCTGCTCCTCGTTCATTACCAACGCCCGACGCCCCAACAATAGCAAAATCGCCATCGATCGATACATTCTGTCCAAATAGGTCGCCTTCGGTTTCACCATTCAAGATTTCTACTGGTTCCAGATCCCATATTCCTTCGGCATTTTTTCGATAAATGTAGACTGCTCCTCGTTCATCATCAACGCCCGACGCCCCAATAATCGCAAAATTTCCATCGATCGATACACTCTGCCCAAATAGGTCGCCTTCGTTGTCGCCAACCAGGGTTATTGTATTTATAAACGAAAAATCTGGATTTCTCTGGTAAATATAGGCAGCGCCTCGTTCGTCATCGACTGCCCACGCCCCAACGATCGCAAACTCGTTATCGATCGATACACTTCGTCCAAATTGGTGGAAGTTTTCTAGGTTATCGTCACTGTTTGGCAAGAGTTGTTGTATTAATTCAAATTCCTTACACCTTTGTTCACCATCAACGTCGGGTTCTTTACAGTCGTCTGGTCTTTCGCCGCCGTTAGGTCTCTCGGTAGGTTTTTGTTCGTCGGTCTCGGAGGACGAACGTTTTTTCAATAATATGATAGTAACAAATATAACAACCATTAAAATGTCAATAATTAGTAGACCTAATAAAATTTTATCCATATATTTTATTATATATATAGATAAAATTTTTTTTTATAGAAGGATTAATTACGAGTGTAGAGACGCAAATCAATCAATCTTTTCATTTCTTTGTCCAATACTGGAATTTCTAACCGAATAAAAGATTGGTTTGTATTTTTAGGATGTAAACAGACTAAAAACATTCCAGTTATTTTTTTTTTGTAATTCTTTTCTAAAATAAATTTATACATATTAAGTTGAAGTGCATAATGCCAGTAATT